GGATGCCCGGGCAGGCTCTGTCTTGGCGGTCGGCGGTGATGCTGCCCTTCTTCCATACCCCATTGAAAAAACAACTCTGCCGGTCTTTTGGTTTTTAACCTCAAGAGCGGTGAATTTTCCGTCCGCAACCTCTACCGCGGTCACGGCAAACTTGTCGTAGGTAGTCTGTTTTCCGTTTTTCGTGGTAATACTGAAATTGCCGGCCTCAACCCAGATAAAAGGGGCGGTATAGAGTTCCCTTCCGATTCCAAGGTTAAAACACGCTCGCTTGAACGCATCGCTCGCCTGTCCCTTCTCCCTATCGGTGTTCGACTCTGTGCCGACATCCTGTTTGCCGATCCACTCTCCGGTTTCCGGGTCTCTGACTGCTACCGTGCAGTAGAGGCGATCGCCAATCAGCTGGTGGGACCGCTGCCAGCCAAAAACACCGAACATTTCATCGAGAATGGTCTGATCAACCCTCGCGTCTTTGTAGAGCACCAACGATAACCCACTGTCTTTGATTGTAGAAACGCGGCAGTCAATCTCCTCTGCTCGTAACGCTCGGATTTTTAGTTTTTCCGCCATGATTTTTCTCCTTATCGAATGCGGAGCGCCTCCGTTTGCCTCAGCTCCGCCCAGTCGAATTTTGCTCCGGCTTTCAGCTCCGCCAGGATACGCTTCTTATCCGGCTGCGGATCCGGAACGACCAGATAGTCAATTGGGACGCTGTCTTCTTTCAGGATTGCCACACTCGGCGGGTTTTTCTGGATCCCGAAGGAAAAGAGCAATGTCTTGAATTTCGTTTTCCCCGTCTGCCGCATAGCTTTCTCGAGGGCCTCCTTGATGCGCCCTTTGTTACCGCTCACAGCGCTCTTCCGCGCCTGCAAGCGCTTTATCTCTGCATCCAGCCCATCCTCATCAGTCTCAAGCATCCGGATAACCTTGGCGTAGCCATCGGCCTTGTCCTCGAAATCCGCCTCGATAGCCTCCATCGTGTCACGAATCGCCTCGGGATCCACATCCGGATCAAGAGCCATTTCCCTTAAGCGCTCGAAGTCCTCAGTAATCTCGTAGAGTTTCACTTCTCGTTCTCCTTTTCCTCGGCAATCCTGACGGCCTCGTAGCTGTCCTCCCACCCCATGGCGGTGAGGATGTCCGAGATGTAGAGACTCGCATACTCGAGATCTCCTCCGCGCTTCGCCACGTCGATCTGTGCTCTGTGGCACATCCGCTGCAAGACCTTGTGCTCAGCTCTGAGCTCGGCCTCATCGGCCACCGCGCTCATCAGCTCGTCAAGCGCATCACCGTAGACTCCCTTCACCATTGCATCCTCGTGTCCCATGCATCCCATATTTCGTATCCTCCTCACATCCAGTAGCCGACCGCGAACGCAAGTCCGCTAAATGCCAGCAGTGCCATGAATAATGCTCCGATTTTGAGGCTCCGCTCCCGCTCAAGCGCTCTCCGCAGATTGACAACCTTGGTTGTCGCCCGATCACTCTCTGCTTCAAGCCTCCGAACCGTCTGGCGCAGTGCCTCCACCTCGCAACGCAGGCTCTCCTCGTTTCTCTCGCGCATAACGCGAATAAAGCCCTCGCCAGCTCTGTTTACCTGCTCTGCCGCCTTCTCAACGTTCACAACGTCACTCACCTTAATCTCCCTCATGGTCTGATAACCTCTCCTCCGTACGCGAGCTCATAGTCGCGAATTTCCTTCAAATCCAAGTGCCTGTTATACAGTGCCCAACCCCACGCCCGAACCATGCCGCCCATACAGCCATCCCTTTTTTCGTCGTAGGACTCAGTATCTACAAGCCCCCAACTCGGGATTGCGCCGGGGCCCGGCGGCCTTTCCAAAGTGTAATATTTGTACAAAACCACCCCTTACACCCCCTCTGTAATCTCCTGCCCATCACATGCGGAGAGCCAATGCAGCAGCTTGTCTGCCGTCAGGCTCAGGTTTGTGCAAGCCCCCTGCGCTCCCTCGATGTATCCGGAAGCAAGCTTGTGGGCATCTCCCGCACCTCCGGTCAGCACCATCTCCCTCACCTCTTTCAGGCCATCCTCTGCGGCCAAAAGATTCGCCTTGACATCCTGTATCTCATCCAGCGCCGTGTCGATGTACCTAAGAAGCTCTTCTTTGGAAGCCATCAAGATCCCCCATTTCGTCCGCTCACCGCGCTCGATCATGTTCTTGACGCGATCGCTCGCATATGCGAGGTCTCTGATTGCCAACCGGTTCTCCCAGTACTCCTGACAGCCATGGCTCTCAAACTCAACCCCCTCAAGCCGTCGCGTAGCATCGGTAATCAGCGCTGCAGCCTCCAGTAGCCTCGATGACGTCGCCTGTTTTACTCCCATAACACTCCTCTCACCCCTCCTAAATCTCAACGCCTTCAATCGCTGCCATGCGGTCGGCGTTGATTACGTACTTCCACGAGCGCTCAGTGGTTTTGATTCCATACCCCCAAGGGAAAACCCCCTGCCGGAGACCTTTACTGAGCACTACTCTGTCAATGCCAAGCACTGCCGCCGCTTCCTTGACGCTTAGCCGT